GGTTCAGTCCAGCCTTGTATGCGACTCTTCATGTGTACAAATGTTACCGGATCGTGCCGGACATTGGTCACTTTTTCAGCAACATCCATTACCTTTGCGGCCAATGCGGCAGTAATATCCATACTGGCTCTATCTGGATAATGTTCGCTGACAAAGTGTCCGTAAAACAATTCCCAGTTGTTGGTAATAATCTCAACCCATGAGTAAAACTCTTTGGCAAACTCGCCCTTCTTAAAATAATGTAAACCAGAATACAAGTTAGGCAACTGATTGGCTGAAAAGGCTTTGCGATAATAGTCGCTGGTCACTGTGTTATTACGATAGTCTTGTACTTTGCCGGTATAGTATACGTCATAGTTCTCAAAGGTATCCCAAAAACTACCTAAGTCATCTAGCACCAGCATATCGGTATCTAGCACAACTGTTTGATCATATGGACTCGCGTGATAAATCTTCCAACGATTTTCAACTTTGAATCTGCTATCAACTGCGGCGTCGCCCCAAGGGATAGGAATAATATTTTCAAACACAGACTTATACTCTTCCGGAACTACATCGTCTGTGATAATAGATACGTTGGACATTGACTGTTGGCTTAATTTTAAACTCAACGCTAGTGCATATGCCTGTTTAACATAATCAATTGTATCAGTATTCTGTGCTAGGACAACATACCCTTTAGTCATTGGCTAGTCCTTTCATAACTCTATGCAAACTAAATTTGTTCATCAAGTGTACGCTGACATCTTTTGTTTTCATTAGTGTATACTCGCCTTGTCTATTCTGTTTTTCAAGTAAGATGCGAAACCCCGAGTCGTCCATGCCAACTAACACATCTTTATCTAGGGCAAACACCATACGTCCTGGCATTCTTCCTTGCCAGTGTTCGCCGGTATAACCATTCATAATGTGTAGTGCAATACTAAACGCATGATCGTTACGATACATATGACTAGCAAATTGATACACTAGTTTGTAGTAGTCCCAATTGTCACGTACATGATCCACTAGATCAAAGAAAGTTTTTGTTAATTCACCTTTACGGAACCAAAAAGCAGTGGCCCAATAAAAGTCTACGGTATAGTTGCTGACCTTTTCAAACTCTGCATGATGTCTATATCCTGCTAGGTCATAACCTTCTTTGTAAATTAAAAAGTCTTGCTCTTGTTCCCAACAGTTCTTTAAAATATCATTGGCTAGAAAATAATCGCTGTCAATAACTAATGTTTCGTCGTAGGGTGTAAGTTCGTAGGTCTTTGTACGGAGACTATTTTTAAAATTGCTTTTCTTATGAGAAAGGGTACCGTCTGCAAATTGCCTAATGTTTCGAGTATTAAGAAGTTCTGCTGTGCTCTTTAAAGAAGGATCTTGCCATACATCAATTATTGTGTCGAAATAAATCCTATCGGGATCAACTTTATCGACTTGTGCAGTAGAGTCTGTTACTAGGCATACTGGAACACCCAAGTACATTTTAACTCTTCGAGCGGCTTCCTTGGCCATGGTAATGTAATCTATTTCTTCATTGTTAAAGGCATAGATCAGACAACCTCTACTCATTGAGTGATACCTTCCACACTACGTTGCTTACGCAGTTTTTGATATTCTGTATAGTATTCGTTACTGGCTGTAAAGAACTTGTTCATGACTGTTTCAAAAAAGTCATTTAAGTTAGCAATTTCAACTGGCACATCATTGTCATCAATTAGAATAACACCTGTGTCGTTGCCTGTATCTACAAGTAGTTTAATAAAATTGATTAGTTCTTTGTTGACGGCAAAGCATCCGCCGTTGTGATAGTAAATGATGTCAGCCAAATACTTTTCTTTAAGAGCACGCCTTTGGTTATTAAGTGTTACACTGTAATTGGCAAACTCTAATGCTTTGGATAAACGTTCATCCATTAAAAATCTCCTAGGCTATATGTTATATTATATAGCACTAGGAGACAGTTGTCAAGAAAAATATTAGGTAATTGCTGTTGTTGTAGTAATAGTTGGAGCAGCCACGGCCACGTTAGAGCCTGTTGCACGGCGAATGTCCAAACGACTTGTTAGTGTACCAGTAACGGCTTCGTCAAAGTTTGGATTGCCACCTTTGTTATCATTGAATTGGATGTTAAAGAACACGTTGCCAGCACCGTCTGATCGAGCATTAACAATATAAGTGTTAGTTGCGTAGTTGCCAGACCCCACACGACGGAAGATTTCTTGGTTAGTACCAGTTAATTGATAGAAACCAATTGCTTGTGTGGTTCCCGCAGTACCCGATCTAGTAGTACTGTTGTGGTTCATAGTAATAGTACCCATTGTAGTAAACATATTAGACCAGTCTGTGAAAATTTGATTTACACCAGTATCACTTGTTCCGCCAGTTAACGTAACTCGGAATCGAATGTCGCCGCCACTGTTAAAGTAAAAACGAGCATTATTTTGGCTACCAAAGGCTACAGTAACGTTGTGTGTCAACAAGCCGTTCCAACTTGCGGTACGCTGACTAGTATTAGCATCTGAAGTATCAGTGAATTGATTACCTAATGTGCCGCCAGCACCTAATGCTAATCTATTAGTCTCAATAGTAGTCATTTGACTTTCAAGGTTGGCTGCAAATGCATCAGTAACTTGATCTGCTGTAGTTACTAACGGAAACGCACCAGTTCCAGGACTAGGTGCTTCATTATTAGCAGTTTGATGCTGACGTGCCTTGATCATGTCAGTTCGAAGACTCAACACTCTAGCGAGGTCAACGTTGCTACCTTGAGCAACTTGGGCACTGTTTAACGCTTGTCCGTAGCCACTGTTTCCCGAGCCTGTGCCCATGATAACAGTAATTCTACTTTGTATATTGTTATATCTTGCCGCTGTAATTAGATCACCAACTGCCATAATTCTTCCTTTTAACCTTGTTTATTATATATCTTTATAGTACTAGTACTTCAATTTTCTTGGCTCCAACATCACTGCTAGATTCTAGTGCAATACCAAACACATCCGAATGCTGGGTTACGCCTGCAACCATTGCGCAGCCGTTATCGGCAGCAACAAGGCGTTGTCCTTTTTGGACTGCCCCAACTACCATACACGGTACACGACCTTTTAGGGCAACATAAGTTCCGCCTTCTAATTCGCTGTTCATCATGTACGCAGGTGCAGTTGATACTACACCGATTGCACGATCACCAATTTTAACTGCTGTTACTTCTTTATCGCCGCCTACGCACATCACTGTACCTGCAACATATTCTGCATCAGCAAGATATTTTTCTGCTAAGTCAGCATAACGTGCTGTTGTTGCAGTACCATTAAAGATACTTGCTGTAATATTTCCCGACGTATCGCGGCAAGCCACTGTGTTTGCTGTCGATGCTGTGCTGGCTTGACGGAATACTGGATTACCGCTTATGTCTGTTCCCACTTGTAGTGTGGCTGCTTGAGTAGCAGTGCCAGTGAAAGATGTAGCGTATACATTTGCCCACTTTTTAGAACTTGTGCCTAAAAAGAAAGCGTTGTCAGTGCCAGGTGCAAGGCTTAATGTAGTGGCATCGATAACTGCAATATCTTTTGGAATACTGGCTTGTCTTGCTCTAAAAATTAATTTTGGTCCTGCTTGATTTTCGTATACTGGTGTTTGTTGGTCGTTTGGATCAATGTAAATTGCTAAGTCTTGTCCAAGACCTAGTGTAATTCCATCGTCGGACGAAAAGTTAACTAATGTATTATTAGTACCTTCTGATATTTCTTTAAGTTTTGCGCCGGAAACAAAGTTTCCTAGGCCGTCAACAATACCCTGAGACGCCGCGGCAATACCCCAGAATCTAAAACTTGTTGTAGTAACCTGCTGACCTTCTGTTAATACATCAACTGTGTTAGGAAGGGTAATGCCTTTTTTAATCTTTTGATCTGCTCCGGAAAATCCAGTAATAGGATTAGCAACTGGATCCAATGCAAATTCATCTTTAGAGATAACATAAACAACTGAGTCATTTACTGTTGCTTTGATGATAGAGCGTAGTGTGCCACCAATATCTCGAACCTGTTCTGAAACTAATTGTGTAGTTCCTGTACCTGCTGTTTGCGGACCAACTACTAGCCAATCTACACTAGTACGTACTTTAAGTTGGCTGGTTACTGTATCAAACCACTGATCGCCCGCAGTGGCGCCACTTGGAGCAATATCACTGTACTCTACACCGCCGGCAGTTTTATATAATTTAACACCGCCTGGGCTTTCGCCTGTGAAGAATTTAATCTTTTTAGATGTAATATCGTACCATAACTGACCGCGAACAGCGCGAGGCGGGGGACTACTGCCGGCAAAATTTTCCAGCATGTGTAAGAAATTTTCGTTTTGGAGTTCGCCATACCCCGCATAATTCTTACCAATAAGTTTGATATCAAGCGTTTGATCAACTGTACCGTCTTCGATAGTGCTAATCGCCTGCCCATCAAATCTATTAATAACATAAGACATATATATCCACCCCTAATTTAATTTATTTATCGTAAATGTTAGTTTACAATCGCTCCGTTAAAAATCGCCTGAAAACACCCAAACACCGCACTACTTCCGCGGTACCTGTAGGAGTACTTACTTCAGCCAGGGTAAACTCACCAGTTGCCACGCTGGGACTGTAGGTAATATCAGCATTTGTTACAGTTGTTGTTGTACAGTGTAATTTTAAAATTGTTCCGTTAATTGCAACACCCTGCTGTTGCTCTGGAGTACCATTTGCTACATAAAACGGAGCAATTTCATTTAGAATTGCGGCAATGGCAGTGTTGTCAACAACACCTGGAGACACTTCTAATCCCGTAATATCCATACTCATAGACATTCCACGTAAGAATACCGCTAGGTCTACATAACTCTTAGTAGTTGCATCCTGTTCACTTTGTGGATTTGCAAGATTAGTAATTCTTCTATCATTTAACACCACACTACCGTTTACGGGAAATAAACCAATACTACCGTTGGCCAAAGATATTGTGCCGTCAGTGATGTTGATCCCGCTAGTAACTGATCCGGACATTTGCAGTGCTGTAAGATTACCAACTGTTACTAAACTAGAAACTGTAACTGCTGGTCCCAAGACATATGCGTTCAGGCCGTTAGGAGCGACAATTTCATCGTTGCCTATGGAAAATGTTTTGCCCGATGCAAGTTTTAAATTTTCAGATAAGTTCCAAGTTTGATCAACTCTATTATATGTAATAGTTTTGTCAGTGTCGCCCTTTAGTGTAATGCCGCCACCGTCTGCTGTTAAATTAGTAGGAACAGTAGTGTTACCTAGTGTAATATTTTTATCTGCCGTAGGGCTGTCATTAAAAATTCCCACCTTTTGCCCGTTGCCTGTAACGGTGATACCTGCTACAGTTGTAGAACCTGATTTAACATTAATCTTGACTGCACGATTTTCAATTTGATTTTCTATGATAAAGTCATTTGAACTAACATACTGTCGCGCTTGACTTGCCGCACCGATATCGATACCATCGTTATTCTGAACGAACATTCGTTGAGTAAATGTGTTTTCTTCGTTGTTAAACACAAGTTCCGATGCTGTCTTTGCAGTTACGCCATCCTCAAGTAAAATACTTTCACTTCGAGTAACTACAACATCAAATTTAATATCACTTAAATTGGCAGCATTAAATCCAATCTTCACAGGCTTAGTAACTGGGCCGTATCCCGGAATTTTAAATCCAGTGACGCCTTGAGCGGCTGTGTAGATAGGCCCGACTAATGTTAAGTCGGTGCCGTCATACATATACATTTGGTTGGTTTCGTTGTTAATCCACAAGTCGCCAGTGGTAAGAGGATCAGGAACTCTAGCACTAACCTGGGGACCGCCAGTGGCTCTAAATCCAGAGCCGTCGTAGACATTTAATCGATTAGTACTAGTATCAAACCATATTTGGCCTTTGATAGCATTTTCTGGGGCAGTAGTCGATGCAAAGTTTTCAAGAAGTTTAATAAAGTTCTCGTTAACTGATTCTCCAAACGAAGTCGAATTTCGACCTATCAGCGTAAGGGCAGTAGTCGATGTATCTAAGGTACCATCCGGTACTTTGGTCAACTCGTTGCCGTCAGTTTTATTAATAGTATAAGTCATTTCTGATTACGCTCCAGTGTAGATGATAAAGTTTAAGGCCATGAACGGGTTCAATATATTAACTGCTGTCTGGCTAAATGTGTTTGGAGGGTCTGTTAATATGCCGCCTGAGTTTCCAAGGTACTGACCCAGTCCTGCATCATCTGGCGGATTCCCTGTTCCGGGTACCGCATCAGTGTCTGTAGGATTGCCAGGTGCATTTCTAAAAGCAAAATATGGGTTCTCGGCATTGCCTCGTAGATCATGTTCGTGATCAGGAAGATTGGTCTTTTGTAATGTTATTTCCTGACTGCCGCCGCCTACTCGTGCTTGATAAGGATCTAACTGATTAATATCTGCTTTAGGATCTGTAACACGGTTAGCACTTGTGCCTATTGTTTCCACTTCAACCAGTGGATCCCAACCGTCACCGGACCCCGGACCTTGCGGAACTTTGTTCTTGCTGTTCATATTATCAGCGCCCAATGGGAATCTACCGCGCATATCAGGCAATCTAAATGTTCCTAAGCCTAATAGTGTTTGAGAGTCTCCGTATGTATATTTGATTGCGTCAAATAATTCAGGATAATCAGAAGTTTGTACTTCAGATCCATCACATAGTAACCAACCAACGGGTGCCGTTGGGCCAGCGTAGGGTATTAATGCTCCAACTGGGATTCCAACAATGCTAGACCATAGGTCGGATTTCTTAATCTTCTTAACACCCTGTGCGCCGCCATCCAGTCTACTAATGACAAATTCGTCAGTTTCCTGTATTGCTGTAACTGCTGGCTTTTCTGAGATGAATGTGTCACTTAATCTTGTAAAGAATCGTTTTCTATTGCCCACCGGTTCTAATGTCTGTATGCTACCTGCTGTAGTTTGTGCGCCAGTTACTGCACTAGTAAAACTCACACTTGACACTGTAGCCCCTGTAACAACATATGTACCACGATAACCAATTGGTGCTATGTTAGCAACTGTGATAGTGCTACCCACTGGATAAGGAGGAATTGTCTGTGGATCAAATGTTAACGTTACAACAGTCCCAGTACCAGAGGCCGATAATGTTGTTAAGGTAGGAATTCCTCGTTGTCCATCAAATTCAACTTGACTACTAACTATATCACCGGTTAATTCAAACACCGTTGAACTTGCAAGTTTACTTGCTGTACCAGACACGTTGCCAGTAACACTGCCAACTAGTGGGCCATAGAACGCCCCATCAAGTCGACTAGCAAGGATTCTATTGAATCTTTTTTCGGTTGTTCCGATGTCTGCGCCGAGATCAAAATTAGGAACAATTGCTCCGCCTACAATAAGTTGTTTGTCTTCTGCAAGAATAAGGTCGCCACCGACAGATATATTCTTAGCAACTCCGAGACCTCCAGTGATTAGTACAGCGCCGGTAGTTGTATTAACAGATTCAGTTGTGTTAGTAAACTTGGAAACACCATTAACTAACATAGTACCGTTGACGTCTACTGTTTCTTGCGGTGCAAAATTATTTGGGCCCAGTCCTATACGCTCTGCACTATCAACACGCACCATAGTACGAATTGTACCGTTATTGTTAACACGTATATCTAAACTCGAGCCAGTTGTTTTGTTTAGTAGAACACCAATAGTGCCTTCTAAACCTAATGTAATTTGTCTGTCAGCACCAATGGCAAGTCCTGTACTGTTACGAATGTCAATACCAAAATTCGTACTACTTGTAACATCGCCGCGTAAGAAATTTGCGGCTGGTACAGATGTAGTGCCAACTAACAATGCGGCTGCATTTTCAGCCACACCAAAATAATTTGCATATGAACTGTTTAGATTAACACCTGATTTGACTTCTGTAAAACCTGGAATAACACTTTTAGGAATAAAATTAACTTTACTAATAATCATGACACGTTCGCCGCCAACAAACTGGCTAACTACTGTCTGACTATTGTTTGCAGTGTCTACAATAATTTCAGGTTCTGCTCCGGTCTTGGCTCCGCTGGAAACGTTAGGGCCAACTAAAATCCAACCTGATCCTGTGAACAAATATAACTGTTGAGTATCAGTGTTAACCCAAAGATCGCCGGCAATACTACTCTCAGCATCAGGAGTAGTAGAACCTTTCTTCAATCCTCCGGCTGCTCCCCAGCCAGTGCCATCGTACACTTTGAGTTGATTAACACCTTCTGTGGTGTCATACCATAATTGGCCTTGAATTGCATTGCTAGGTTCTTGCGGGCTGGAAAAATTCTCCAACAAATGTAGCAAATCTTCACCAATGATCTGTCCGTAGCCCGTGGTATTTCTACCCGGGAATCTCAGTGAAGTAGTGTCGTCAATTGTGTTGTCTTCAACAGTGATTGATCCGTTTAATTGGTTGGTTCTAAAAATTCTATATGACATAATTAGGCCTCATTGAATCCTGTTAAACTTTGTACTCGAACAGTATAATCAATTTGAATAAGCCTGTTTAAAGATTTTTGCACAGGGTGAAAAATAACGTGAGTTAACAATCGTCCAGTACCTGAGGGATTAAAACTACGTAGCCCTAATTCATCAAATACATAAGGACTTTCATTATATGTTGCATTATCAAATGCTTCTTGATCTGCTGGCTCGCCGTAGTCTAGCAAACAACTAACTACAATGTCAGTATAATTTGTGCCAGTCAAATGACGAGTTTCAATTTTATTACGTACAGGATCAATGTTGTTTGCTGATCTATCATCTACAACTTTTGTGTAAGTTTCATTATAAAGGCTGCTGTTAATGCCCGCTGTGTTTGGGGTCAAATAGGTAATAATACCAGTTGGGTCAACTGTGGTACCTCCATTGCCAAATACCATTTCGTAAATAAATCCTTTGCCCTCGTTGCCAAGACTTTCTGCAAGAGAGATACTCATATTTTCATAATGAATGGCGTTACGTTTATCAATAGCAATTTCGCCTGTTTCGGGATACCAAATTTTGATATGTCCTTCTACAAGAAATCCTGCGTTTTCGTTGGGTGCTTTAATCATAATTCCTACCTATTTTGTATATTTATTCCGACAAATCTACACCCTTGGCACGGATGAACTTAGCAGGGTCGCTAGTTGCATCCGCTAGGGCAATATTCTGTTCTGTCCATGTACGACCAATTCGTTTTTGTACAATAATCTTAACTCCAGGCGGTGGTGTATCTGTTAATCTCACATACGCACCGATATTCTTGTTTACAGCAAATTCTGCTTCTATTAGTTTATTTCCACTTGGACTGTCTGGGCCTAGCGTTTCGTCAAATATTTCAAGTGGACTCTTTCGAAGTCTACGGCCTCCAACAAATACTTCAATGTCTGTACTTTCCCAATATTCATAAGGAATACTAGTGTAATCAACAACTGTACCTGTGCCTGTGCCGGCGGCAGATGCTATGAATCCAGTACCGACAGCGTTTGCACTAGCACCTATTAAACCAAAATTAGTAGTGCCTACGGATGCTATCACATACCCTCGTCCAGGTTGGATACGTGTTACTGGTATTACTCTAGTATCTTTATACCATCCTGTTTCTGTTGCTGGATTAGGAAGAGGAGCAAAAGGCAATAATATCTGTACATATTTAATTGCTTGCGGAACAACTACACTTGTTGTTGGAATAACAAACGGTGTGGTCCTCGAAGGATTTACAATAGTTAAATCGTATGATCCAACACTTTTGGCACTGGTGATAAATGTTAATTGTGTTTCGCTAATATAAGTTGTAGCACATTGGTTGACAAAATTTCCAAGACCGTCAACTATAGTCGGATCTCCAACAAACACCTTGACATCACTACGGAATCCTGTGCCTGTAACAGTACACACTTGCCCGCCTAACGGAAAGGCTGTGTTGTTATTAAAGTTGTAAGTAAAGTTGGTTACAGTTACGCCTGTGCTGTTTGGATAATACTGGCTTCCAAGAGTAAATCCATCAGATATTACTTCAGTGTTTAATATTTCGTCTTTGTAAGGAACAGTATTAACTATACCTTGGTCTCGTAGTCGTGTTCCCACAGGGTATTGCGGTTTAATACCAGTACCCAATGTTCCACGACGTAACTGGCTTAATATGTTGCCAGTCTTTTTCAAATATTCAATTCTTTCTTTATCAATGACTATTACGCCAGGCTCGTTTTTTAACGCATTAGGAGTTGTTAATCCGCTGGCATCAACTACAGTAATTTTAGAATCGTATCCGTTCAGAGGTTCTGCTAGGCTAGTGCTAGTGGCATCATCGATACGTTTGTAGACTACTCGGTTCGTCATATCTTTAAAAATTCTATAACCAAACGATGACCGTGTAGTATTACTATTGAATACAATAACTTCTACCATATCTGCTGATTGTAACTGTCTTGTAATTCTTACAAATCGTAAATTATTTTCAAGCACGTAATCAACATCTGCAACTAGTAGTTCTCCGTTGACAGAGATCCATACATATTGGGCTGCTAGTGCTGGCTTGTTTAATGCAATGCGACCAGATGTTAATTGAGTGAATTTTGTATAATCAACAGCGCCCGGAACAAGACTAGAATTGAATTTAACTACATCATTAAATCGTTGAATATCTAGTACATCATGATTACTAAATGTTGTTACTTCAATTGATGTGTCGGCCGGATACGAATCTAGGAATGTAATTACGCTACCTGAAATAGTATACTTTGCATCTTTGAGTATGGACAAAGTAACTTTATCGCCAACTACAGCAACATTGCGTTTTAATTTTAATTCGTTATTATTAGAAACCCAGTTCCAATCTCTGGCACGTTGAGTCGGCAGTCCGTTAATATACACTTCAACTTGATCTGGGTCAATAGAATTGAATGAATAATCTACAGGACTTACACTGTAAGTTCTAGAAGTTCCCGCAACATCAAAGTAGTAATTATCAATAGATTTAACAATACTGCCATCAATTACAACAATAACATTATTTTCAAATGGCTCTTTAAACAACGGTGCGTAACTTAATGTGTATGCAGACGTTGTACCATTGTGTACTATTGTTTCTTTTTGCACTTTGCTGATTGTGTTTACAAAACTGTTGATAATAGTAAAGTTGATAATACTGCCCGCTTCGGGTGCAGTACTAAATTTAATAACAATGTTGCCAGTATTCTCGAATGTTTCATCAGCAATAAATGTTGTTACAGATTCCGCCACTCCGTCGACTGTAACAAACGCAGTATAATTCTCAGTCGATCGTGCCGCAGTTACATAGTCTGTGGTTAATCCGTCAGATATAAAGAAGTCTAAGTCTAAGATGCCAAGGCCGTTTTGACTTAAACTTGTAACTGCAACTTCGTCGCCAATTGTTGGTGGCACTAGTAATCGTATTGTCTGTGTTCTATAATCAATAGAATAATCTTCATTGACGATTCCAACATTGTTATTGATTTTAACAAACACAGCATCGGCTGTTCCTGGACGTTGTCCTAATTCAAATTCTGTATCTGCAACAGTTTTTACACGGTAGAATCTAGTTAATATTGTAGGTGAGCCATCGCGGACCTTGTCGTACACTTGTATATCAACAGTGTCCACAACTTGTCCGGGAACAACTTCTTCAGGTGCGTGACTTGAAAATACAGAAACAAACCCATCACCATCCACATTAATTGCGTCAGGGTTAATACCTCTGGCACTTTGGTATGCTAGATCACCGCCAGTTAAATCAACGTCAAAGGTAGTGTCATCTGGTCGGAAACTACCGTCACTGGTGCTTTCACGTAGAACTATTTTATCTCCGTTAGTCAACGGAACGTCGTTAGGTATTACAAAAAATTGCGTACTACCGTCGCCGTAGAGACTATTCATAATTGCAGTTACATTGAGTACTACGGGCAAGGTGTCTAGTGTTGTTTGGGCAGTACTGACTATTAGTTGCTGGTCTGCAACATCTTGTTGTTTGTTGATAACCGCAGTAATTGAAGCGTTGTACTGAGATATTGCAAGAGTCAATGCCGCGTTAGCAGCCAAGCGAACGTTGGCCTGTGCTACAATTAACGGTTCAATCTGCATTGCAAGAACTAAATTACCGTCTAACAATGCTTGATTATATTGTGCAGTTAAATCATCTAGATAGGCCTGTTGTTGAACAAGATTATCAGCGGCGGCCTCTTTAGCGGCATTTTTTTCTGCACGTACATTAACTAAAAGTTGAAGATCATCTTCAAGATCAGTAAGTGTATTTTGTTCCGATATAAGAATAGTTTGTGCCGCGTTGACTGCATCATAGTTAGGATCGTCAATTTTAATTCCGTTTTTATAAACGTTAAGTTCTGCTCCATCCGTTAAGATGTAATTCATATCAAATGAGCGGCTGGTGCCGTCACTGATAAACAATCTATCCTTAAACTCGGTATCAAATGTGTCCCAACCTCCTACAAACCACGGAAGTGCGTCCCATCCTGATCCAATATTAAAACTTAGTCCTTGAATTTCTACGCCGCCGTAGTCTACTCCCTGCATTAACTGTCCAAGGTCTTTGCCAAGTTGGCCGCTACTTGGAGCATAGTAGTGTTGGATTCTGTCGGCAGCATCTAATAAGTCAATACTCTTTCTGTAATTAATTACTATAACACTTTGATTAATTGGTGCTGTTACAAATACAACTCTTGCGAAATAACGAGTATAACCAAGACTAGTGTCTGCAACATTTGTCAATGTGAATTCGCTGTCCAGTATATCAATTCCATTTATAGAAATTCCATATGTACCAGGACGACTGTCGGCTGGCCACTTTAAGTCAAATCTTGTTCGGGCGCCACTGCCATCAAATTGTTGCGACACACTCAAATCTGTTATAGTATATTTTGCAGAAATTCTATCAAATTTAACTCCAAGTTTGTTAGAACGAACAGGCCCTCTTTCTAACTGTAAACTTAATTGTGCTACAACCCCACCTTCTGTATCAAGTCCGCCATCGAGTGTAACTGTTGGTGTTACTAAGTATCCCTCGCCTTGATTTTCTACAACGACTTTGATTAATTTGCCGCGACTAACATATGCGGTGGCGATTGCAGGAACAGAACATATTCCAGAAATAATAACTTGAGGAGCAGTTTTATATCCAGCACCTCCGTTGGTCACGTCAATACTCTTGATAGAATGTCCAGCATTGTAATACCAGTTACTGTATGGCTCTTGTAAAATAATATTATTATCAGATACAATTGCGCCATCAACAATTTGAGTTGTAATCGGTTGAATTAATCCAGAATCTGGATTGTAGATTGCTGGCAAATCAAAGTCTGTGGTTAATGTTCTAGACCTATCAAGTTTATCATATGCACTGACAAACTCTCTAATCTTAGTTCTATATGGTTTAACTTCTCGAACATAATCTTCGTAACTTTCTAAATTATCGTTCTGATATGTTATTTTTTGTTTTAGTTCGCCTAGATTATGCTTACTTTTAACAAAACTTGTTTTAAATGCCCAGTCAACAAAAATTTGTTCTGTGAACACATAACGAAGACTTGCAAAGAATAGTGCATTGTACTCTTGTGTTAGTTGGTCAACAAATATGTTGTTCTTTAACACATCGATGATAATGCGTAGTTCTTCTTTGGGCTCATCATCAAACACATCAACATCATAGAACGGTCCGTCAAAGCCAACGTTACTATTTTTAAATTCATAGATATTAGATTTTAATTGTATTGTACCATTTTGACGACCAATAACTTTAAAACTACTATTAATGTCTAGTAAGTTTACACTGTCAGTATTCTTTTCTAACAATAGCCATCCTGAAGAACCAACGTTTTTAACTTTAACTGTTTCACCAAGGTCAACAGTTAGGCCGGCTAGTTGATAAGAAAAGTCAACTGAAAAATCAACTTTAGTAAAACTGTTGTATCCGTCAGCATACCAGTCAGCAAAATTCCAATACTTGCTGACATTGTAAGTTTGAACTAGATCTTTAATCCATACTTTATTTGTAGTGTCCCAGATATATAATGCCCAGTTGCCCGATGATTGTTCGTCAGTATTAACTAACGCAGTGTAGGGGCGAACTGTTAACGTAGTGTTGGCTTGATATCCGTTGCCAGGATTCTCAACGACTGCACTGACAACTTCGCCTTTGATATTGATAATTGTACTAATTTTAGCGCCAGTACCGATACCCGACACTTGTACGTTTGGTCCTCGTCGAGGTTTGCCTAGACTTTCATCGTAACTTAAATCATTATAATTTTTTCCGCTGTTAACAATAGTAACACGAATAATTCTGCCATCTTCAATTACAGGCTGAAGTACGGCTGTGCGGCTTGGCGCAACGTTGACAAATCGTAGGTCTGAATACAAGTCTTTAACTGCATCATATTTTAGTGAATACACACTCGGTGCTTCATCTTTATTATAAAGATTACTAATATCAACATCATCAACAATATTGTTTTTAATTAAAACGCGATTGGCACGTTCAACGAATTGTTTTAATGCTTCAAGTCTATTGATAAACATGCTTTGTCGCGGCTTACTTAAAATACCGTAACGAAGTTTCATTGGTAACTTAGGATCCGGAACTGGATTTGCTAAATCGTCAAAGCCTATTAGACTTTCTAGCCACTTTTTCTCAATATACTTGTTGAGTTGTTTAGACTCATCGCCTTCGGCAACTAACTGATAGTGACTATGAACGTTAACTTCAGTATTATCGATTACCCAGTAGCGGAAATTAATTGCAACTCTACGGTCCGTGATCAATTCTTTACAGTTAACTAGACTAAATTGTGTTGGGCTGTGAAACGCAATGTACTTGACCCCTTTGCTCTTTGGATCAGAAATAAATCCTGCAACATCATTTGCAGAATATGCACGATTATTCACAGCAGGAATAGTCTTTTTATTCTTAACCCAGAAATAATAAGTCGTTGACAATGATTCTGCAATAGAATCATATGTTTGTGTAATTGAATACGCGAAATCGCCATACTTACTTTGGCCGCTGATGCCCATGGTCAGGCCTTCATCTGTGTCAGCAAGACTGTCCCAGACACTTGGCGTGTATTTAGAACTTACCCATTCGTAGACAGCAACTTCACTGTCATTAAATCTTCCATTCCAACTATTTGTCTTATAAACAACTGATCCTTGATAAGTGTTTAGGAACTTAGCACTGGCCAAGTCCCACCATAAACGGCCAACCTGACTTTCATTCCAACCAGTTAGTTGATCAACGTTAACTGCTTCTGTACCAATAATATAAGTTGCAGGATCATAAAAAGTCTTATAACTTAATTCTTGTTCGGCAAGGCCTAAAATTTTTCCTTGTAGTGGATCAATAAAATCTAGATATTGAATAATTGTGTTCTTGTCAATGTCATACATGAACACTGATTTTATTTTTTTGACATCAACTACCGGTGTAGGAGATTGATCCTTAATCCATGATTTAGCAGTACTCTTGAATTCGTAGACAGCGCCTGAAGTTTTGCCAGGATCACCAATGTATACAGAATTTACAAATGTTAATGAATTACCGTACTTGGTTCCAAGTACTCCGTCAATGTCCAGTTGTTCTGCAAAAACTAATTTAGTATCATATTTGTCAAACACAAACACTGCGCCAGCGCCCGGTTGCGGGTCTTTAAAGGTAGTGCTCGTTAAATCAAATAGTGTAGTGTTACTATCAAAAGTGGTAGGGGTATCTTGTAGTATACCGGCGGCATACACTGACAGTCTGTCACCCGCACTGTTGAACTCAACTTCAGAACCAAAGCGGCCGGCTGAAGTATTTTTTGGATTTTTAATCAAGTATTGAGCAACGTACTCATTGTTGATTAATTCAAATACTACCACACATCCTTCTTCCGTGTTCAACCCGCTGTAAGAAGGTGCGCCAACTGCTAGTGTTTTAGCATCTCGAGTGATAGCAATTGATTCAGCAAAGTTTGATCCAGTGCTGATAGTTAATGTAGTATTTGGAACTAAATCTCCAAACTGTACAGTGTGTGTTAATACTAATGTTCCGTTACTAATAGCATATAGTCTTACTGTTTCGTCTGTAAACGACACAGCCACTACATCATCTGCCACACTTAAATCTGTGATTTCATATAAACTATTAAATCCAGAAATCAAATCTAATTCTTGTCCGTCTAAGTCATATAGGAATAATGCAGGCGACACACTGCCAATTGTTCCGCGAGATGCTACAACAATATTTGCAGATGTGAATCCGGTAAACTGTGAATAGAATTCCGATGTTCTTCGAGTGTCAGGTAACAAGTTCTTTGTAAATTCAAAAATGTTTGAGGAAGTTTTTGTATATAACGCCGCATACCCTTCACTGTCATCTGCGCCAGGAACTCCTATTAATAAACGAGCACCGTCATAGGACAATGCCAGCGAGTTACCAAATGTACCATTTGTATCTATAAGTCCTGTTGATCCAGCGTTTAACGATTCAGTAAATGACCAGTTAAATGTACTAGCAGGACGAGTAAAATATCTAACTCTGTCGTCAACACCACTTCCAGTGGACACTGCCATAATTGTTTCATTTTTGCTAACCGCAACTGTACGACCAAAATTATCAGACTCGTCTAATATATTAGTAGAAGTAAATGCAGGTTCGTATTTCCATACTGCCCAATTATTGTTAACACCGTCGATCCATACTCGATCTCCGGATACTTTAACTGGCAAATTAACTTCGTCTAGTCTATCAATTGACGAAACTTCGTTGACACTTTCTTTGATTCTCAAAGAACTAAACTTGTAAACAATAAATGGATTACCCACTGTTGCTAGTAAAATATCGTCTTCTGTTAAGTCGCCTGCTGGAATTTCAATATAATTAAATCCTGTGGCTGTGATCTCATAGACTCCGTCAACTACCGCAGAGGAGTTGATACCGATATAGTCTCCAACTTGTAATTCTTCGTCTTTATTTCCCGCAAATGTAATTCTGATTACAGGATCACTTAATGTAACTGTTGACACTCGTGCATTGATCATTGAGAATCTGTAGACTCCCCAAGTATTAACATCATAGCCAATCCAGATTCTGCTGCCTTCTGACAACTGAGATAATTCAAGTGTGGTTATTTCTGCCTTGCTGGTAAAGACAAAGTCAACATCATCTTTTCTAATATATCCAGAAGTATCTACAAAGTAATCGTCCGGAACACGTACCGGGAACGGAGCATGATTATAATCTTCGCTTGGAACATATACTTCGTAGGGCAGGATTCTATAAACGAAATCGTTAGTTTCTTTGTCAATGCTACTGACTAGTTCAAACGGTTGAGGATTAATCAACATTTTTGTTTCGTCAATACGATACTCTATTTCCTCAAAGGCTGCTGTGGCTCCGTAGGTACCTAATCGAAGTGCCCACTCTTCATAAAATTCTAAACTGTCTTTATCTGCGGAACTCAACGGGTTGAACAATTTAGTCAGTACGTTTTGTGTACCTTTATCACGGATCATGCCTTGATAGAATTTGTACTGTGCAACATCATCGTTGATAATGTTTTCTAGATAATCTCTACGTTGGTATCCAATTAAATGTTTAGCAATAGTTTGTTGGTCAACATCAAAACTATCAGTGTCAAGATCATAAAAATCAAAAAATTGATTTGCTTTATAATCCCAGTTAGGGATTAGTTTACTTTCTGGTTTGTTAGGTAGTCTAAACCAACTGGCATCATCGAATTCAGCAGTACCCGGTACATTTCCTTTAGCAGAATAATAAAACTCTTTATATTTTACAGTGTCGCTTAGTGAATAATCTTTCCAGGCTGACCATTCAGTAACTTCTGCACGATCGTAGATAAATCCTGGAATATTAAAGTCACCTTGCCAAGCGGCAGTTCTATAGCCAACTGCTTTAATACGTTCTTGGCGATATCCTTGAATCTGATCATAGATGACATCGTTAAACACTGTTTTGTTATCTAAAATAATAACGTGTTCTTTTTGTACTGAGTTCAATGTTACGTGGTATATACCGTCCGCAGTGTTACGGGGACGAAGTACAAAGTTATCGCTTTTTCTAACTGTGTTTATGAACAACGGATCTAAACTGTTTCCATCTTGTTTATAAACACTGTATTCATAGAAATTATCAAAGATATTATCAACCACACTGAATGGTTTCTTGAATTTAATTTCGTCAGCGCCTGGGCTTAAACTAATAACGGAGCCTGCACTCCACTTTTGAGTTGTCCAAAATGCAAACTCTTTAACTGCTGTGCTCCAATCAGTTACAGTAGATAACACTGAATTAAAGAAATCAAAGTTAAAACCTTGAGCGATTAACCACTGGCCGTAGCCCGTTAAGAAATCTGCAACACCTTGTACAGTTGCAATTTCTGATCCGTAGTGTAGTGTAGATTCAGATGTTTCAACAGTGCTACGCACAATGATAGATCGGCCGCCAGTAATTGGTAAACGCGGTAATTTAGAAAAATATTTTAATTCAAAAGTCGTACTACTAGTATGACTTGTTGTCACTCTATAATAATTGTTGTCATATCTTACAACTTGTGTTTTGTTGTAAAATTTTTCGTTATCCCAATCAATAAATCCTTCTGAAATTCCGCCAACGTTGATTACAGGATCGCTGGCAATTTCCACTGGTTTGTAATACTTAAATTCCGGAGATACTAGATTATATCCTTTGATTACGAATCCGTTGGAAACTTTTTCAACAATAACACCACTGTAGTCAAGACTTGATACAGGAGTGCTTGTGTTAAGAATAATTTTGTAGTTCTCAAACGGAACAAATACATTCTTTTGATTTAGAGGACTACGGCTGTCTAAGACAAGTTTAAACTTTTCTTTAGTAATAAATCCGCCTACTTTTGTAGACAAGTTAACTTGTAACCTAGGCATTTTTGACTTATAAGATTCTAGACTGTCCTGACTCTTAGATGAAATAAAGTCAGTGATATAGTTTACTAATCCGCTGGAATATACTCTAGTAGTATCGTTGATAGAGTTTGGATATTCAATGTTAGTATGACTAAATCTAACATTGCCCGATACAGTTTTATAAACAAGTTGTCCTGTAAAGTCTCGAATTTGTCGACTGCGGTCAAACAATGTAGCAAATGCTTTTGCTGGTCGCAAAATGCTTATTGCAGTAATTAGTGCAAAGGGATATTCAGAACTGCGTCTCCAGGCATTTTCAATAGGAGCACAGTCACCGAACGAAAATTCCGCATCGGTCAAGTAAAATACATAATCTTTTACAGAGTTGGATTCCAACGGTGACAATAACTTTCCACTGTCATCTACAGGAATTTGTCCTAAAATAGTCGGGCGAGCATATTTTGCAACACGCTGAATTAGTTTACCAGGTTCACGAATAATACCTTCTGAAATGTCAGTCCATAGTATTAAGTTGTCTCGAGTGTATGGTGCTGGCCCGTACACGCTTACCCACCACGTTGGACGTTGACTGAATCCTAATATTTCCCAAGGATGGGTATGCGGACGATCCGTGTCATAAAAGTGTTTATAGATCCCTCTCCAATGTCCTGGTAATTCTGTACCGGTTGGTGACGAAAAGTTTTTATAATTATAAGTAAAACTGTTTGTAGGTTCAAAGAATGTGTGCTTTGTATAGTCGTCGGCTATGAAACGACTCCATTTCAAGAAGTCTTGTCGAATAGTACCATTAAGTTGTTGACTGGTTATGTCACTAGTTCTATAATATCCAGATGTAAAATCTAAAATATCAAATAGGCTAGTGTCATATCTAACTTTGATATTGTTATAGATCCTACGTTCTAATTCTAAAATTAAATCATCTCGGTAATCATTAAATGCACGAACAATACTGCCATCATGTCCTTGTATTACAGAAATTGGTTCGTCACTTACTAAAGTGTCGTCAACATAAATTGCTGGCTCAAAAAGAGGATATAGTCCTAATTTTGTAGGAGTGGGCGGAACATAGCAACCGTTGGTATTTTCGTACTGTACAATTTTTAATTCGTCACCAACAGTCAGCGGCTTTTTAATTCTAACAAAATTTGTGTTAAAAAATTCGTAATCATTGCCGTGCAATAGTTGAGAGTCATTTAAGTAAACAATAACTGCTTTGTCGCTAAGTGTGTTTAAATCAAAATCAAATGTTATAGGATACTCTGTGATAGAATCATCTATAACTTCTTGATCGAATATAAAATTTCCACCAAACGGAATCATGTCTGAAAAGAAAAATGGCATCGATGATGTTTTATCCTTGACCATTTCTTTCATTAACAAATCTAAGTGTATTCGAGTAATTCCATCAAATCCGTAATCTGTTGCAGTACGGATAAAGTTTCTTTTAAATTTATTATATTCTTCTTTGGCGAATCGTAATGCTTTAACAACATTGTGTTCTTTGTCTGTAAAATGATAGATGATAGGAGTTAGCGGAGCACTATGCTGTACAATCCGTTTGCCATAGGCAGTGAGATTAGATAAATCTCGTAGATTGCCTGTTCCTGGTAATGTTCCAGTGAAATCGTCTCTATCGTCGGCAATTGTTTTAGCGTGATTAATTACTTCGCCCAAGGTGCAGTCTGCAAGTCCTAAGTTTGCAGGATTACTTTCAAAGTTTCTAGGAATTTCATAAAATCCGTTGGCATTTTTTGGAGTATTGCTAAACGATTTAACAACAATACTATCAGCCGCAGTGATATCTACTGCTAGTTCGATATATGCTTGATCGTTTCTTAGAAAGATTTCATAATCAAATACTCGTTTGATAATTTTACCGTTGACAAATACCTTGACTTCTAGGTCTGTCAATAGTCCGCTGTTATCATAAACGTCTATTGGAAAATAGTTTGTACGTTCTGTACCGTCAAACTGTCTTGTAACATACTGTTTACTATTTTCAACTGCAATTTCCCAGCCATTGACATAATCAAATGTATCAATACTGATTGTCTTCTTTAAATAACCTTTGGAAATATCAACAGTAACAATGTCAGCAAGTTCTTTATAAATGAATGTGTCTTTTTGTAAGTTAAAATCAAATAAGATATCGCCAATGTTGCCGATATTCTTATATGCTATTCCGAACCCTAGTTCTGTGTCAATACTCACACCCGGAGTATATCCGAATACTCGAGTGCCGCTGAAAGTAGTGCCTGGGTATTTGATTTCAGTTCCGTAACTGATTCCAACATTATCAAAAACATCAAACAACGGTGCTTGGTTTACAGAATCCTTAGACTGTGCAACACTCCAATTGTCTCCGTTGTAATAAAACATCTTGCCTTTATTAACTAGACCATCAAGCACTAATACAGTTTCGTCCTGGATGGGCGATGTGTCTTTTTCTTCTAATAAAGTAATTCGACGAGCGTTTAAATGTGTTATAAACGATACTTTAAATATTCTACCAGCAACTTGTACATCAGGATCTGCTAGGAATAATACACGCATACCTTCTAGTAAATCAATACCATCAACATTATATCCAAGACTGCCTTCAATGGTTGAAAACACATCAGTGGTGTAGGTATCAACTAAAGTTACGCTGGTTTTATACTGACGGCCAAACTTCCATAATGCAATATCTGCTTCAAATTCAATAATAGGTCGAGTTGCTCTAAAATTTTGATCAAGCACTGCTTGAACACCATTAACATCTGAAGATGTTGCAACAATATCCTTATGGAACCAACGGTTAAATCGAGACCAGGGATTGAGATCTTTGCTTGAACGATTAATTACAAGATAATCCTTAGTTGTTGGTAAATTTCCAGCAACATCAAATCCTTGGCTATCAAATCCTTCGTTGTCAAATTCAACGTTTACACTAGTAGAATAAGAACTAGGAGTTGCTAAATCAGTTTCGTTAACTAATTTAATGGCTGCTCCAACACCCTCAACATACCAATTGCCAGTAGCATATTTTTCAGGTGTTACTCGACCTTGGAAATACACTTTCATACCATTAGATAATATGATGTCGTTAGAAGATATATAATTTTTCTTTCCTACTACTTCAACGTCTACGTTGATGCTGGACGAATCTGTAATATCATAAATTTTAAAAATGCCACCGGTGTTAACATCAGTTTCACTTACATAATAAATGATGTTTGGTGCATCTAGGGGCACTGTGAATTCAATTATACCCGATTGAACATATTGATTACCCGTACTGACTCCACTTTCAAAGAAGTTACTATCGCCGGTTTCACGAATTGTTTTAAATGCAATTCCGTATCCCGGACAATTTACTTCAAATTGATAAGTTTGTCCTCTGTACAATCGAAGATTAGGATTACGTGTTAATGCATCTGGTGTAAACACGTAGGCACGATTATCAACATCGTCAACTAAGTTAATAGAATACGTACTGATAATATTGTCTGACTGGCCTGCTATTGGAATAGCAACTGGTCCATTAGGTAGCCAGTAGTAATCTCGATAGTTGACAAACTTGTCCCAATCCATGTGAGGATTCCAAGCATAGAATTCTTGACTATTAATCTTGTTATGATCAGTGTCTCCGCTGTTGAAGAACGCTAACTGATTAATAAAATCAGGATAGTCTTTAAAGAATTCTACGTTATCAAGATTATCCTTAATGATAACTGCTGGCTCAAATTGATAGTCTGAACGTTGAGCCGTTGCACCTGATAGGTAATTGTCTCCTGGACGGTAAGGTTCAAAAGTTTTTCTGCCAATAAATGCACTTACTTTTTCTACTTCACCTTCTGAGATCATTTGATCTAAGGTGGCAGATAAAAACTTTTGATTTGCACTAGTTCTAAAATACTTAGGCAAAAATCCTATAGAAGTTTTATCTGCATTATCAGAAACAGAAAGTGGTGGGTCAAATTGATCGTTGTTAAATGCCATAGTTGTTTGCACTCTGGATGCCGGTATTATTAGTTAGTGATGTTAACACTGTGCCGTTTGCGCGAATTCTCGACGCAGTAATTTCGCTGATAATTTCAATGTCAGTGACTGTTGCAGAACTTACAAATATTTCATCAGCATTAGATTTAATTTCATATAAACTACCAAAACTTAAACTTTGGTCTTTAGGAACTATTACTAAGTTACTAATGTTAGGAGAAACTTTATTCATAATATAAGTTGTCAACTCTGTGAAATAAAACGTGTCGCCGAAGTTCCAATTTTCAATTGCAAAAAATTCGTTGATTGCAGTTATCACACTGGTTTTAATATCGCTGTCACTTACAGCAACGTTGCCGCTTTTAACAACTTTAAATGTTGCCTGTAAAGATACTGGCGCAGTGGCTCCAAATATTTCTTTATATTTTACTGGATGATATATTACTTCATCACTGATTGCTTTAACTTTGTCTAGACTAGCGCCAAAGTTTACATATAATGCATCACTGCTTGGGGGCAGTGGACGCTCTGTAATTTCATTTCTAATCCAACGACGATATTCAGTATCATATATCTTTGTCAACACGTAAACATCCATGATGTTTGTGGAACTTGGATCTAATCTTGCATTACTGTTGGCCGCATGTAGATATTGAAATTTTAAACCGCTTCGTCCAAAAAATCCACGATATTCGTTGGTTACCTGAAACATAGGAGCGCCTGTTCTATTAAACTGCTTGACTAGTTTTTCGTCTAACAAATAAACAAGTTGTCCGTCTGCAATTCCGTTAAATGGATTAATATTAATTTCTTCTACATTGTTATATGTTAAAATAAGACCGTTGTCATTGGGGCAATAATAATAATCAGTGACTCCGTCTAGTCCAGTCTTACGTTGTTGAAAAATAATTTTTTCAGTTGTGTTTGTTTCTGTTTCTACAATACGTGCAAAGACTTCAGGATCGTCAATGACTCCGTCATCGTCACTGTCGGTAAATGTTATACTGATTTTTTTACTGTCAATGTATCCGTCGGCGCCTTTGTACTCATCAATAATTTCCCAGTCATAGGTTAAGCCTAATGGCAACACTACTCCAAGAGTAGAGTCTACATCTGGGCGAGTATTAATGTCTAATACTGAAATTTTGTCTTTGACAATTTTTCCGATACTAGTATCATAAATTTTATCGCTTGAATCATAAAAGAATCTAACTTCCTTGATACTTTCAAAGACATAACGAGTTGCACGATTAGTTACTGTGTAAATTTCACCATCAGTTTCAAATAGGACAATCCAACTTGCATCCAGTTGCTGATTACTGATGTCGCCGGCTTTGCCAATACTAAAATTAGAAATTTTATCCACGTTAGATTCTGCAATAATTTTCCACGAACTGTCAACAGTGTCATAGCGGAGACCAAATTCTTTTTTAGCAAAAATTAAATCAAATATTTTGTTACGAACACTATCTGAAAATTCTTTAACAAACTTAGGAATAATACTTTGTAATTCTGCACTTGACGGAACAAGTTCGTTTAGTTTAATTGGGCCTTCACCGTTGGCCAATACATTAGTTGATCCAAATGTGCCGCTACCTGCAATGTTAACAATTTTTGACCAAATATATGGTTTCTCCCCTGCCTTTTTAGGTGCAGTGGATAGGACAAGATTATTTTTTGAATCAAATGCTCTGTAATTTGTTGGAGGAACAAACTTAACTAAACAGTCATTAACAACATAACGAAGATTAGAACTAGTAAATGCGCCAACTTGACGTACTTCGCCAGTTAGAACGTTGGTCAAATATCCTGTAGATTGATTAGTTGTTTTAGTTACTCTATTCCATTTGATAAACGGCGTTCCCAAATTGATTTCTGAGAAGTTGTCTAAGTAAAAATCATAAACAGATTTCTTTTTAAGAATAGGAACGACCTGATTTGTAACCACACTTTCAATTTCGCTACGGGTAGCAAAACTAAAATTAAATGTTTCTGTAAAATTTTCTTTGTATAGTACACCATCTGTACCAAATAAATTAGTACTACTGTACTGACCAGTTACATCTTTTAAATCAAAGTAACGGCTAATGCCCGAACTGACTCGATTCACTGCTTTTACTTTTATAATTTCTTGACTTACGCCTAGAGGTAGAATGTTATAGTCTTCACCAGTGATCATTCTATTTTGTGTATAGTATGTCTGCGGTGCTTTTTCTTTAATGCTGTCAGAATCTTCTGCTGGGGTTGCATTAGTCACTGTGTACTTTAAACTCAGTGTAACTGTTAGTGTTTCTTGACGACCTTTACGACTTAGGTATGGGATGTCGATAGTAACACTCTTGATGCTGTTTGGTGTAATTTTATAAGATAGTCCGTTGCTTACACGATAATATACTTTGTAATTACCTTGTGGTAACTCTCCAAACACGCCATCAGAAAATACTAGTCGTACACGATCTGCTGTTCTGCTTTGTACAGAATAAATTTTACGAGACCCGTTGCTAACGCTGTTGTATATGATGTTGTTGCCTGTTAAGGCTTCAACTTTTTCCCATAGGTTTGCATCAAGACCAATTTGATCTAAGTCATATAACCATACGTCCGAATCGTTAATTCCGCTGGCGTCTAGGTCAACTACTTCGTTAGGAGTTGCTCGTGCAACATTAAAGTTACCTTGTTGCAAACTGCCTTGACGAAAATGTAGAAAGAATCCAGTGTTACTGCTAGGCGCTCCGCCGCCGTCATCTCGGTACAAGAATGCCAAGTTGTTACCTGGAAACGGTGCTTCTTCGTATATGCTACTTGAATTTTTAATCACACTAGATACAACGTCAAAACTCATGTTACGACCATCAACGTTTTTACTAAAACTATAAATGGGCAGTTCTGTGTTGGTTCCGTTGAATCTATACTGTTCTGTAGGCACACCATTGATTGTGTTTCTATCCTGAGGACGACCAAACTGAATAGTTTCACTCATTGAGGCATTAATAATTTTAATGAACTGCTCATACCAATTAGTGTTGCTTGGGTCGTTCCATAACACTGTTAAGTTGGATAAGTTTCGGCCATTGCTGTCCACAATTTCTTCAGTGGTACTTACAGCAGAGAACTTTAATAGACCGTTGGCTGGGATGTTTCTTTTGGGATTGTAGGACAGTAAACGTGCTAGACGTAGCACACTTTCTCTGCGTTCTGCTAGTTCTAAAAAGTTATCTCGAGCATTTAAATCAAATCTAAATGCTAGGTTTTGACCCAAGAATGCAATAAGGTCAATAAGAGCCAAGTACTCACTGGACTCAATATAATCGTTAAAATCTTCTGGATAATTTTCACGTAGATACGCAATCATTGTCCTACGTAGGTTATCAAAGTCGTAACTTTGAAAGTCCGCGTTTCGAAAACTCTGGTAGATCTTCTGCCAGTCTTCGGCGGCAATTAATCGGTTCTGTCTATCAATACTTCCCATATATAGTCCTCACATGTTATTTATCGTGAGTAAAAATGTGGGTAGTTAATTATAATATAGTGTTGTCTTGATCGAATCTGTAGCGCAGGCTTTCAGAAATATTGTAGGGCAAATATGTTAATTCGCACTCTATTTGAAGTCCGCTTTCATATTCGCTGACTGTGATGTTGTCCACAGTAACTCGTGGATCATAGTTTATGATAGTAGTCACATCCTCGATGATTAGATCTTTAATATCTTCTGTTAGCGGTTCGAATAAGATATCCCAGATTAAAGTTCCAAACTTGGGATTTTCTAGTTTTTCGCCGCGACGGATATGAAAGTGATTAGTAATATCCTGCTTGATCAGTGCAATATCGTAGAGTGCAAAATTACCAGATTCTGCAACCGTGCTAATTCCTCTGTAAGTACGGCTAGTAACAAAACTAGTGTCCTTGCTAGATGGTATTTTTATTCTAGAAACTAAGTTTTTTTCCATGGTGTACCTATATTTATTTTGAAACTTTCTTAAACGGATCAGGCGTAGACGTGAGTTTTCCGTCTGTTGGTTTTGCATCGGGAGTATGGCCGGCTGGATTTAGATTCTCGTGTCCTGACCAAGGTTCGGCCTGTGGTACACGATTAGGTTTATCGCCACTGCCGGCAGTGCCAGCAGCCGGGCCGTTCATGTGTATTTGAGCCGCAGTTTCCAAGTGATTGCCGCCACTATTGATATTTGTTGCGCCTGAAGTAGTTATAAATGTATCGGCGCCGGAAACAATTTCCATGGCTGCACCACTGTCTAAATGCATTTTATCACCGGATAATATATTAACTTTGTTGCCTGCGCTCATATTGATATCTCTATCAGCAGTGATGTTTAAATCATTTTTAGTATGGATACTCACACTGTCAGCGGCATAGATATCTAACTTGCCGTTGCTGGTCATTTCGATCCAGGTTGTGCCGCGGGCATTGCCAATATAAATTAAGTCTTCACTGTTGTGTAACAGAATTTGATGGCCTGTTCTAGTTCTAATTCGAAAACATTCGTTGTGAGGAATTGTTACATCGCCCTCTTCACCGTTGTCAACACTGGCATATTCTGGAGGTCCTTCACTTGCGGGTGTTTTACGCAATAATGTATCATTGCCGTCGTCCATGACAAATGTTGTACCACCTAATCTACTAACAAATGCTCCTGTAACTTTGCTTTCGTAGTGTCCTATATTTCCTTTTTTAGCATTTGGTCTGCGATCAACTGGTCCAGGGGTACTAATACCAAATACCATGCTTGGCATATCTCTTCTAGCACTAGAAGTAGTAGTTCCTCTAGTTTCATCAGTTGATAGTCCTTGTCTTCCCAGAACATCATTGAAAGGATGAGATGGCTTTTTAATTAGAGTAGTATCACGTTGTACATTTTCATTAACACGTTTGTTGAATTCTGCAACAACTTTTTTGCCTTTAGTCGGATCTGTATGTGCTTCAGTCGCGGCAAGTCCAGGCACCATGAAGTTCATATATTCGTCCGGAGCACATCCAATCCAGTAGCCTTGTTTAATATCGCCTTCAATAAAAATTACTGCAACAACTGTGCCCACATCAGGAGGTACTGCCCAGAATCCATAACTTTTTTGTGTACCGTTAAAGTCATTGTTTCTATCAGTATGTTCGACAGCAGTTACTCCGTAAAACGGAGATAAGTATCGAACAGGTATAGTTTGTCCTTCTCTATTATAGATATTGCCAACTTCTCGTATTAGTTGCACTTGTAGAGTGCCCATATACTTAGAATCAATATTACTTACAATCCTAGCCAGGTAAGGGCCGCCGTTGAGTTTGTTAGAGTCTTCTGATGATCTAATTGGTTCTGACATTACGGGCCCATCCAGGAATTTGCAAACATTTCATTTTTCTCAGCATCGGTCATTACTCCAGTAGCAGACGATGCAGTTACCACGGCGGCCGCGCTTGCATCAGGTGTTTTAGGATCTGCTGAGGCGCGATTCAATCTAGCATTTTCTGCACGGTCATACGATCCGTCATCAGTTGCGGCATTAGTTGCCACAGGAGTTGCTTCTACACTGTCTGCCGCCTGTCTAGTTCTTCTCATAAGTTTTAATTCTTGCGTAAATTTTCCACGAGAAATTCTGTGCAATACAAAATTTACTTTGTACAAGCCGCTAAAACTTTCAACGATTTCAGTATTACCAAAACTCATAATTCCATCATCGCCGTAGTCTAGAGGAGTTCTAAAATTAATAATAATGTCTACTTCCCCGCTTTGATAGTCCATAGCATTTGTGTCTGTGACATTGAATCTGCCTGACCCGGTATTACTAAAATTACCCATACCACTATCAGCAAGAAAGTAAGGATCTCCAAAAATTGACATTGTTGCTGTCATTAAATCTGTTCTACTATCATACAGTGCTTTTTGAAATTGTTTAGCCACTAGTGTTCTATAATCTTCTGAGACTGTGCCACCGTCTTCAGTATTGACTTCTGTACGATACCCCATGCCAACGTTTCCTATTAATGAATCTTTAACTTCTGGTCGATTATTTGGAGTTTTTACGCCGGTGTTGGGAGCGGCGGCGCCTTGTTGACCTGCTTGAGCCGCAGTATTATTACCTTTGCTGTTGTCTGCGGTCACTGTGTTAAAGAACGCTCGTTGAAATTCAATTTCTAAATCAATGATTTCAGTATTTTTTCCAGTATAGATATAATCGTAGACTTTTGCCGCTTCTTTTCGTAATCGGTCATAGCCTTTTACTCTAGAGCCGCCGGCTGAAATTTTTGAACTGTGTGCTTTATAAGGAACAATTTTAAAAATTAATAACTTAGGATCATCGTTGTTACCTATGTTACCTTCCTTTGGTGGTCGATAGTCAACTTGGGATTCAATTCTAAACCAGTTAACCATTCCCAATTCATCAATATTTTTGTCTTCGACTGCATCCTTACAATACTTGCTGTTTTGCATTATACTAGATATAGCATTAATTATACTAGTTCCCTGACTGTAAATAAATTGTCGTGTACTGCTGTCGTTGACAACTTTGCTTTTCTTAACGGGTTTACTAGCATCTGGTTGCGCAGTATTTTGCTGATTAACTTTAGTCTCTCCGGCTGTTGTGCTATCAAAATCCATAATGCTTAGACCAATATCATTTAAAGTATCTTCAGACTGTGTTAGATTGCTGGCGCTGTCCGCTCGATTAACAGTGATAGTTTCTGTAGTTCGACTGGTTGCGCTTTCTACCTCACCCGATTCGGGATTAAACTGTTGAATAATATCGCCATCTGGTTTTGGAAACACAATCACGATTTCATCAAATGCAGTTGGTGCTAGTTGTTTTTCTGCTAACTCTTGTAATCGTTTATTAAGCACAGTTTGTAAACTAAACTCACCGGTTTGTAAAACTTCGCGTACAGTTTTTCCGCTGACTGCTATGTCGCTTTGGAACAAAGAATAGTTATTATTATGCACTATTTCATTAGACGGATGACATTTTACTCTGTAAGTTGCTCCGCCGGCTTTTACACTCATTGCAATGTCTTTAACAGTCATTGGAATATGTCTAGTGACATTCTCCACCAGCGTTGGGTTTCCGTCTGAATCAAACCCAACAAATTGAATAGTTAATAAAAATATACTATTGAGATAACCGTTTTTCCAACCATTTTTTCTTGCTGCCACTTCGCAGGACTGTAAAAATACACCCATGCTGTAGGGTTCTCTAACTTCAAAACTAATGTCGGTGGCATTACTACCTTTGGTTTGTTCATTGTGAGATATGATAGACTGCATTTCTAAATTATCAATAAAGAAATCATATTGTCCCGACGGGTTGTCCCTAGTAGTCATATCCGTTTCTTGCAATCGGCTACCGCCGCCGGCACTCCGTAATACAATCTCTCCTAAGAATCCTGCCTTATAACTTTCTAAAGGTGTTTTGTGCTGGGTCGCTGATATGCTACTCAACGTCATAACTGCATTGAAACTGCTAAACTGAGACAACGGATTTATTAAAGGTAATTCAATTTCTTGTGCTGCTGGCGCAGAATTGTCTCCGATTGTTACCGAGTTCCCCACTCCAGTATCTTTAAGTTTTCGGTCGGCGCCATTGTATACTTCTCGTTTAGGAGGCACTGTACTAGTGCCAGGCTTGGCTGGAGTTGTTGTGCCAGGAGTTGTTGTGCCAGGTGGCTTAGGCGGAGTGAATCCTGATTTGCCTCCAACATAGGCTTTACCTTCATTGAAATATTTTCCGGCAGAAGTGCCGTTGGCGTCTGTTTTAGTAAGGCCGCTTTTTATCACGCTGCCAGCACCCACAAGATGAGATGCTGAAACATATCCAGCAACATCTGCTGCCGGAGTATCAGCAGTAATTATACCTTTCCTAGACAACGTTTTGTAATTGCTGTCTGCAAGTTTGTCAAAGGCTTGATCTTGTAAGGCTTTGTTGGCAAGGAATCCTTGTTTACTGCCGGGAGGATTATTCCAATTGGCAGGATTATCTAACAAATCTTTGTGTCCCTGGGCTCCTAATTTGGAGTACCGTGTGATCACTCCAGGCTTAATTAGCCCTTGGTCTTGAAGTGCTTGGGCGCCGAATTGATATGCGCCGATGTAACCAAATTTGTTTTCAACTTGGTAATTGCCTGCTGTGGAGCCGCTTTCTTTTAGGCGGATAAATTCTCGAAGTTTTTCAGAATTATCAGCACCTAACGTATTTTGCAACTTGGTCATACGTTACAGCCCTAGCAATTTAAAAAGTCCTGATTTCTTAGGAACATAAATTTCTACACCTGCCCTAAAATCAAATATAGGATCTTGAATAACGTCTAGGTTGCGCTGTGTAAATACCCACCACAACTTAGTAGAGTCGTACAAATAATATGCCAGTAAATCGGGACGATGATTGAACTGAGGTTCAATGCTGTATAAAATGTCATCGTCTTCAGCAGCCACGGGCCTAATTGCAAAGTGATCTAAGAATCCTGATTTGACTTTAGTCTTTGCCCAAGGACTAGAATTAGTATATTTTACAGCCATTAGATGAATCCCTTATCGTTGATATAATTACCTTTAACAAAGTCTTGAAGATTAAAGTTACGTACTGCTTCTCTACTATAGACTGGCATTAATGTTAAAGTAATAACGCTTTTAACTGGAACATATCCCACACCATCAACATCGAACTCTGACCCTTCAATAGTTGTATTTCCAACAAATTTACTTGAAATATAATCTACATCTTTAGGCAATTCTACTGAAAAGTTTGTAACTACCACAGGCACATTATTAAACACAAAATCACCGTATCCGTTGAGTTTTAGCACCGGTGGAGGTGCTCCTGGATTTTCTGTGTTTTCACCAAAATACATTTTTGTCACACTGCGCAAGTAATGAACTGCGGCAATCCAATATGCGGCATCATTACTGTCTTCACAATAAAAATCTCCGGTAATGGTAATCTTATCCAATTTGCTGTTTTCATAAGATGCAAATGAATAATTATTATGTACAGCATCCATTGCAGAATACGATGCTTGATGAGTCAATGATATACTTGGGGTAAAAGGGAAAATAAACTTCCCAATTTCATTAAGGGGTTTTAAAATCTTGCTGTCAGCATATGAGCCGCCCGGAATACTTAAACTAACACGCCAATCTTTTGCTCCTGTAGATGCAAACTGTGCAGTAGTGGCCTTAGTACCCGATACAGGCTGTGCTCCTGGACTAAGAACTTTGCTTATGGCACCGCCAAACTTTCGTATGTTATCAACTAATCCGGCGCCGGCTTGAAGTGCAGATCCTGCTCGTCCGCCTACACTGGATCCAAGGCTGTTGGCTCCTTTGACAAAAGTATCTAGATTAAGTGGCATATTGGCTATCTCCGTTACACATATTTATTGACTTTATTAAGTGCAGAGTTTATTATAGCATATAGGAGTACTATAAAAATAATGAAAAAAGTTAACTACCTGAATAACAAGGATTTGTTGTCAGAAATCCATAAAAGTAAAAATACTTTTAGCAGTTACACAAAACCAGAGTACCATCAATACGATCTTATTCTACCAAGTTTGGAAAAGATCAATATTCGAACTATTGCAGAAGCCAAACGGGTCAAAGCAAAACG